TGGTTCAGCAATATCTAAATGCTGTAAACATAAAAGAAATTATTATAAAAATTATATATGGATGTATGCTTCTGAAGCAAAAGAAAAAGGATTTATAGATTTTATTATTGGTGAAGATTTTGATTTGGATGAGATTATTTAAGTTATAAATATAGAAAATATAATTTTAAAACAAAGGAGAATTATTAATACATGAGATTATTTACCTGTGAGAGTCTTTTTGATATTAAATCTGGAAAATGGGAAGACAGGCATTGGATAGATGGTATTTTAGTGGACGGAGATTTGTATTTCTTTGAATTAGAAAGAGAAAAAGAATTAGAAGCAAAGAAATTACTTAAACAGTGTGAATTTGAAGATGAAGAAGATTTCGATCCCTGCGAAGGTTGCCAATGTAGATGTTGTGAAGCAGAAGGATTTACTTATGATGATCTATTAGATATTTTTGTTGGTAGGATACTTGAAACGGAAGGTTGTAGTGGATGTATTAAAGATGTTTTAGATGAATTTGCTGATATTTTTATAGGTGATGATGAGGATTTAAATTAGATTAATTAAATATTGCTTAAATACGCTAGTTAATATTCCTAGCGTATTTTATCGTGTATTTAATTAGATAGAAATGGTTAAAACACAACCAATTTATGGTTTCATTCAAATATTTACATAGGATGTTTGTGAAATATAAGGAACTTGAGTAATCAGGTTCTTTTTGTGTTCACAAAGGTTTGTTTGTGGATATGGGGTTAGATATAATTCGGAGTCATGACCGAGTTTCTGTGCGTCTATCCCCTTTATTTTATTTTTAGCACAGAGATTAATATGCACAGAAAGAAGGAATGTAGAGATGTTGTTAACAAAAGAAGTGGAAGTTGGGCTAAAAGGTAATAAAAGAATACCATATTATAGAGAAAAGGGTTATATAATACCAACAAAAATAGATAAATATAAAAGAACAGTAATAGATTATTCTAAGACATTAACAGTTAAAACAGAAGATATGCCAATATATAGCGAAGCAAAAGTAACTGTAAAATGTGATTACCAAGAAGAGGGTTGTAGAGATGTATATGAAAAAAATGTTGGTGATTACATAAAAAATAATATAAATTCTGTGGTACACACAGATTGTTGTGCTAATAGAAAATGTCAAACTAAGAAAACAGCAGAATGTAATTTAATTAATTATGGATTTAAATATCATATAAACCAACCTGAATTTATGGAAAAAATGAAACGAACTAATTTAGAAAAATATAATTCAGAAGTATTATTTGGATCTGATTATTTTATTAATAAAACAAAAGAAGTCGTGAAAGAAAAATATGGAGTAGATAATATTTCACAAATTGAAAGTGTAAAATTAAAGAAATCCGAGACATTTTTTAGAAATGGTAGTACTAGAACTTCAAGACAACAAATATATATTCATCAATTATTTGGTGGTGAATTAAATTATTCTAATAATACACCAAGTTTAGATATCGCTTTTCCCGAAGATAAAGTATATATAGAAGTTAATGGTTCTGGTCATGATTTATGTGTGAAAATGGGCAATATGACAGAAAAAGAATTTAAAGAAAGAGAAAAAAGAAGATATTATTATTTAAAAAGACGAGGTTGGAAAGTTATATTTATTAATACTGTTAGAGATTATTTACCTTCTAATGAAGTTTTATTAGAAGAATTTAATAAAGCATTAGAATGGTTTGAATCTAATGATAAAGGTCACTATCATTATAATATAAATATTGGTGGATTTATTAATGATGATATTTATGGAAAATTAAGAATAATTACAGAAAAAGATTTAAAAGTAGTTAGTTAGTAATTGTCTTTAAATTTTTTGGATATAAAAGAAAGGTGTGGTTATTATTCCTAAAATTATACCTTACGTGGCAGAAAAAGATAAGCCACAACCTAAATCAAAAAAAATATATGAAATAAAATGCCCAATGTGTGGGAAAACAAAATCCTCAACTCAGTTTTATAAAAGCAATTCCCCTTTGTATGTTGGTTTAAATCTTGGTAGTAAAGATCAGGGTGTAATGGTATTTTGCAAGGAATGTTTATGGAGTACATATGACACGTATTTTAATATTTTAGAAGATATTAAAAAATCAGTCCTTATTACTTGTATGAAATTTGATATCCCTTTTAATGAGGGTGACTATAATGGGGCAATTAAAGAATATATTAATAAACCTAATGCTCATCCTATGAAAATTTATATGACAAAAATAAATTCTTTGGGTAATATTAATAATGCTCTATTGGGGTTTGATCCAAAGTTTTTATTTGATAAAGAAACAGGAAAAGATTTAATAACTAATGCTTTAGAACTTGAAGCTAAAGATTTAGATTATAATGTTGAATTAACAGAGCAAGATAAACAGATTAAAGAAGATGTAATTAGACTTATGGGGTATGATCCATTTTCGGGTTACTCTAATTTTGATCAAAAGTTTTTATTTAATGAATTAATAACTTATTTAGATGAAGACACGATGGATGATGCTTTTAAATTAAGTCAAATTTTACAATTAGTAAATAATAATAATCAAGTTAGAAAAATTGATAATGTAATTGCTAGTTTAAGTAGTGATACAAAGACGTTAATATCTAATCAAGGAGAAATTAAAAGTTTAACAGCTACTAAAAAATCTATTGTTGATAATACAGATAAAATTGCCAAAGAAAATTCTATATCTGTAAAAAATCGGGGAGATAAAAAAGCAGGTAAATCTACTTTGACTTATCTTATGAAAAATTACAGAGAATTAGGTTTTGAGAATGCAGAAGTAGATTATTATGATCAATTGAAAGCACAAGGAATGAAACATGCTGCTGATATTTCAAATGCAAGTATATTAGAACAACTTCGATTTGATGAAAATGATTTTGATAATATGATTAAAGAGCAAAGAATATTAATTCAAAATTTGCAAACCGAAGTTGATGATTTATTAGAAGAAAATAGAAAATTAAGATTAAAAGAATAATATAATTAATTTTAATTTATTAGGGTGGTGAATATTAATAATGGCAAATCTTAGTCGTGATAAAAAATTGTTAACAACAAGGAAAATTGAAATGTATGATGCTAACGCTCAAATTATAAAATTTTGGAGACGTAATCCAATAATTGCGGCTGAAGATTTGTTTGGTTAGCATAAAACTTTTAGATTTTCAAAAATGGGTACTCCAAATGAGTTGGAATACACCTTATGTATTATGGTGTGAGAGTAGAAATGCTGGGAAAAGTTTTGAAGCGGCATTATTAATGGCATTAAAATCGATATTGTATGAAGATCAAGATATTTATATAGTCAGTAATGTGGGGAGTCAGGCGCAGGAATGCTTTACTAAGATTGAAGATATAGCTTTAGATAGAATTAATTCAATTAAGTCTTTAAAAGATATATTTAAAAATGAAATCGTTAAAAGTCCATCATGTAAAACAGGGTTTTCACACAATCCTGTTTCTTTTCATGTTGGTACATATAATAATAGTGAAATATTTACACTAAACGGCAATCCAGACCATAATAGGAGCAAAAGGGCTTCACTCGTATTTTTTGATGAGGCGGGGTATTCTAGTGAAGAATTATTAGAAGCAATGGCAGCTTTTGCAACACAAGATAGTGATTTCGCAACATCAGTAGAAAAAGATTTTGATGTAAAAGCTTCTAGGAGAAATGTTCCTACACAATTAATTTATGCTTCATCTGCATCATCTGTTGATACTACTTTTTATCGTAAATATAAAGATTTTGCAATGAAAATGATGATAGGGAATCGTGATTACTTCTGTTGCGATATTCCGTGTGATATTCCTATTAATCCAATTATGGATGGTGTACCACATCCCCCATTATTACAAAAATCTAAAGTTGATTCTGCAATGACATCTAATCGTGATAAGGCGTTAAGAGAGTATTATAATAAATTTGATTCTGACGGTGGGGAAACTCAAATTTATAAACGTGCAATGATAACAAGGAATAGTATATTTTCATTGCCTAAATTTCATAATGAAACTAATAAGGAAAAATTTGCTATAGCATTTGATCCCGCACGTTCAGGAGATGGAAGTATTGTTTCGGTAATGGAAATATTAAAAGATAGTAATATTGGTTATTACGGTAAAATTGTAAATTGTACAAATATGATTGATTTAGCAAGCAAGAAAAAAATAAAAATGAAAACTCCAGATCAGATTAAATTTTTGAAGCAAACCATACTTGATTATAATGGTAGTAACCCTGATTATGAAAATATTGAAGCATTTTTGATCGATAGCGGAGCCGGAGGAGCTGGAGTTTCAGCATATGCAGATAATTTATTAGATGATTGGTTTGATGATAAAGGTATTAAACATAAAGGATTTATTGATAAAACATCCGATTTGTATCAAACAGAAATAAGAAATTATCCTAATGCATGGGATAAGTTATCCCTAGTATCTCCACATAAATATAGAAGTGTAATGTGTGAAGAATTATTAGAATTAATGCAATTAGATTTAATAAAATTCCCATATGAATATTCTGGTAAAGGATATTTAACATTAGCTTCTGATGATGGAGATGAAAGAAATCTTAAAACTCATCATTTAACAATGGAAGAGGAATTAGCATTAATTAATATTGATATTATGAAAACCGAAACAGTTAATATTCATAAAGTATCTAATCCTGAAAAAACAAGTGTGAGATATATTTTACCAAAAGACAAAGAAAAAATAATGTATGATGATAAATTTTATACTTTATTACTTTTAGCTCATTATTTATATGAACTTAGAAGAGGAGATATCGTTAATAAGAAACAAGAAAAGGTTAACTGGCAAGATTATATTTTATACTAATTTCATATTGTTAAAATAATTATATTAAAACCAAGGAGGTGAAATCAAATTTGACAAATTCAAAAAACACTACCCCTTCCCCTACCCTAGAAACAGAATCCCCTACTCCAGATTCTCAAACACAAAAACATTATTTTGCTTCTTCACAAATCTATGCAGAAAGTATGAATTATAGACCAATATCTAGACCTTATACAAAAAAACAAATAGAAAAAGCACTAAAAAATCCATTGGTTAATTATCAACTCTTACAACAAGTTTCTAATTATTTATATGCTGTAAGTCCTTCATATCAAAATCATATTGACCATATGGCTAATATATTAGCTTTTGATTATATACTCTTCCCTACTGATTTAACAGATAATAAAACAACTATGACTAAACGATTATTATCTGCATCTAAAAAAGCAAAACAAAGCCAAGTTAAAACTGTATATCCTAAGATGCTTGAAAGAACTTTGTTACAAGGCGAAACTTATTGGTATACTCTAACCGATAATGAAAATACAATTTATATAGAAATTCCTGCTAAATTTTGTGAAGTATATGAAATAGATTCAAATAATTTATTTAGATATAAAATTAGATTGGATTTATTAAATAATGATATAGTCAAAAGTTTGCCAGATGAAATAAAAAATGCTTATGAATACTATCATAATAATAAAAACCAAAATAAAAAAAATCAAAAACTAGATAAGAATGATGCTATGGATTCTTTAAAATATAAAGTATCTGAAAGAGGTTTTGCAATATTAGCACATGGTATGTTGTCGGTTCATGATTATCCCTATTATGCTAATTCTTTTATAGATTTACTTCAACTTGAAGAAGATAAAGAATATTTAAATTCTTATATAAAAGATGATAATGTAAAAATGGTGCATAATAAGATAAAGACAGACGATGATGGGAAACCAGTTATGGATGCTGATATAATTCGTCAATATCATGAAACAGATAAAAAACATGTGCCTAAAAATGTTAGTGTATCTACTACTCCATTTGATAAAGAAGCAATATCATTTGATAGTTCAAGTAGAACACAAATAAATCTAGTTGAACAATCTAAGAAGAATGTACAAGATGATAGTGGTATATCAAGTTTAGTATTTAATAATGAAAAATCTTCTAGTAATGCTTTAAAAGATTCTATTCGTGCAGATAAAAATCGTATGCTTTCTTTCTTGAAATTTTTTAATGCAGTATTATCTTATCAGTTAAAACAATTTAAATTTATCGCATCTTTTTTAGAAACAGATAAATTTACTAGACCAGATGATCATGAAGATATACGAACAGATTTACAAAGTGGTGGAAGTAGAATGTTATTTATTGCTACTAGTGGAATAGAAATATATGATTTTATGCAAGTTTCACAACTTGAAAAAATAATTGATATTGATGATTATATGCCTATTATGATTCCTGGCAGCCAACAAAGTGGATTAGATGGAGAAAAGAAAAATGGTAGACCAGTAAAGAAAAAAGATATAACAGATTCAGAAGAAGTAAACAGAGAATATGATTGAGTGGTGAATTAAAATGTTTATATATTGTTTTGATTTAGAAGAAAAAAATAAACTTCAAAAACAATTAAAATTATATCGAGAATCTAACATTGATAATAAAAAATGTTGGATTTTTGCTATTCATCAAGATAATAAATTTAATTTTAATAGTATTGATAAATCTAAATGTTTTATTAGTAATAGATTAAATTTTTAGTAAAGGTGGTGAAAAATTGAGTGTATTGAATCTACATCCTAGTTTAAAAGTTAAATTTAATAAAGATTTTAAAAAGGTAAGTAATTCAGAATTCGTTGAAGGTACTGCTTTGATCGCATATAGCGGTGATAATAGAAATTCATCGGATATAACAGAAGAAGCATTTAATAATGCATCC